GCTGGAGACACCGCGGCGGGTGGCAAGCTCACTCCAGGTCAGGGCAATCTGGACGCGGGCATGACCTGCGTCTGTCCGCACTGCAAGCATCACCTGAAGCAAGCGACGGGGACGCAGTGCCCCATCTGCCCCGAGTGCGGCTCGACGATGGTGGTCTCACATGACTGAAGCTGAGAAGCAGAGGCTGCGAGCCGAATCGCGGGCACGGGCGCGCGAGGCGGCGAACCTGGCCGCTGCAGGGAAATACCGCTGCCGGTTCTGCAAGCGGGAGAAGCCGCTGGCCGAAGGCATCGTGGTGATGTGGGGCGGCTCGATCCTGTTCTCGCTGTGCCCCGAGTGCTACCCCGGGCGTCCGATCATCATGGAGCACCGGGAGATGCTCGACGGTAACAAGGGGGTGTACGTCGGTTTCCTCCGGGAGAGCGACCGCCCCTCCGACCTGCTCGTCGTGCCTAGCATGGGCTCGGCCGAGCATGTCGCTGGCCAGGCCCTGGCCAAGCGCGAGAAGCTGGACTTCGGCGAATAGGGCTTCCGCCCTATGGGTCCTCATGGCTATGCGGCTGTTCGTGCTGGATCGCCACGAGGATGTCACCGGGACATCTGGGACCGGGGTGGTCGCCGAGGGGGTGCAGTTCAGCGATGGCGCCGTCGCGATACGATGGCGTTCCGATACGCCCAGCACGATACACTATGACAGTATCGACGATGTTCAGCAGGTCCACGGGCACAACGGCAGGACCGAGGTTCGGTGGGTCTGCACCTCAATAGGAGGCGCAAATGTCTAGCATCATAATCCCCGACGCAGATGGCAAGCTGCCGCCCGGTTACCGGGAGGAGATCAGACTCCCGGAGATCGAGATTCCCAAGCATCTGCAAGAGGACCTCGACGCCAATCCACACCGCGTGCCCGAGTTCTACCAGGCGGTGGGCAAGGCGCTCAACATGTCCCTGAATGCCGAGGAGACCCGCCTTCGGGTGGTCACGGCCGCTGCGCTGAAGGAGCGTATCGAGGCGATCTACCGCACGCTAGTCGTGCTGCGGCATGAGTTGGGATACTCTCTGAAGAAGTGCTTCGACCTGCTGCCGGGGCGGTACATGGAGTCGCTCCGACAAGGCGAGCGCCCCGAGGACACCTTCGAGCGCACCGTCAAGCGCAACATGTGGGCGAGCGACAAGCCGCCGGAGTGCGTTCTGGTAGACCGCGAGCAGCTGGAAGACCACACCGAGGAGGTCGAGGATGACACGGAAGAGTGAGGAGGCCGCCCTCATCGCTGCGAGGCTGATGCATCGTCTACGACCCATCGGCATCGGTGAGCCGAGCATCACGCTGCTGCAGCCTGTCGGCAAGCGGGTCATCTACGTACGCGGCGAGCACGCACTGCCCGATGGCATGCTCGAGACAGTTAGAACCAACGTAGCCAAAGCGGCGGGCGACGACGTGCGTGTGGATCTGCTCAGGCCCGATGAGGACCTCGGCAAGGCGACCTTGGTCGCACAGAAGGGCATCTACCGCCTCGCCCTGGTGCCGGCGCATCACGGCCCTGCTCCGCTGGTCTCCACAGCCAAGGAGGCCATGCGCGGCTCTCCGTGGGCCAACGCGCACAAGGCGTCCAAGGTCTTCAAGGAAGGGCAGCCTCCAAGCGTGAACTTTCGCCTGCTCAAGTTCCAGCAGGGGCGGCCACGGCGCAAGGCCGGAAGCTGGGAACGCATCGTCACCGGCGTCATCCTCGAGCCCGAGGTGGCGGACGGCACTCGAGATGCTAACTTCGGCTCCGATGCAGACATCTACGACGAGCACGAAATCTGCAAGGCGATGTACTTCTGGATGGAGAACAACTTCGGCAGCTTCTCCCACCACCACATCGAGCAGGGCGGCCAGCCGCTGCAGGGCGGTCGAGACGTTATCCTTTTGGAAAACTGGCAGCAGTATCCCGAGCGGCAGATCGGTGACCAGGTGGTCAAGGCGGGTGCCTGGCTGCAGACCAACAGGGTAGGCACGACCGCCAAGGGGGAACGGCTCTGGAAGTCGATCCTGGCGGGTCATATTAACTCCTGGTCCATCGGCGCCGATGCCATGGGCGTGCTGGAGGAAGTGACCGGGCCTGTAACCCCTGCCGGCCGCAACGCCTGAAAGCCCCCTAACCTGCTCGCTTTTCCCTCCCCAATACGCGCCTACAAAAGTTGTACTCCATCCCGGGTTCCTGCAAAGTCGGGGATGTAGCGCTGCTGACCAGCGCAGAATCGGCAGATTGTCCTGTGGACGAAGCTGACACCAAAAAGTCCCGCAAGCGCGGCCGATGGCTGCGGCGGTTGTTCTCCATGCAACCCCACGAGATCGCTTGGGTTGACTTCGGGGCTAACCACCGCTCGTTCGCGGTCGTCAAGGAGGATTCAACCATGAAGGGCCAAGGTCTTTCGCTCAGCGCCCTCGAGCGTGCCCACAAGATGCTGGGCGAGCTCATTCCAGTCTTCAAGGCCGCGCCGGGCACGACTCCCGAGGCCAGCAAGGTCATCGCGGAGAAGCTGGACGCGGTGGCAGAGCTCATCCTCCCGGACGATCCCCCGAACCACGACGCGACGCTGTCCCTCAAGGACAACGCGGCCAAGCTGGCCAAGCAGCTCGAAGCGCTGAGCGCCACCGCGCTAGCTACGGACTACACGTTCGGCGACCAGGTGGACGCGGCGCTCGAGACGGCGAAGAATCTCGAGACCGCCATCGCCGAGGCCGCCGAGGTGACCGCGCCGCCTCCAGCCGCCGTCGCGGACCCACCGGCCGCCACCGAGGCCAACGTGGGCGACGCCCAGGCAGCAGCCGCCACGGCGGAGCCGCCTGCCGAGGCCGCTGCAACCGAACCGCCCCCGCCGGCCGAAGCAGCCGACTCCTCACAGGGTGATGGCACCCAGTCGGCGGAGGCGGACCCTCCGGCTTCACAAGAGGCCGCAGCCGAAGAGACACCGCCGGCCGAGGCCGCAGCCGAAGAGCCGGCCGATCCGCCGGCCGAGCAGCAGGCCGCAGCCGAGGAAGAGACACCAGCAGAGGGTGATCCTCCAGCCGAGGAGCCCCCGGCCGAGGCAGCTGCCGAGGGCGACCCTCCAGCCGATCCGCCGGCCGCCGATCCGCCGATGACCGCCGACACGGTCAAGGCGCTCATGAAGAGCGTGCTAGACGAGGCGCTCGCTGGCATCCGCGCCGAGGTGGCCAAGGTGCAGAAGGCGATCTCGCCGGGCGCGATGCCGCAGATGCCGGGCACCGTCCCGGACGTGTCACTGCGTCCGCCACCGCCTCCGCCGGCCAAGCCGACGAACACGCTCGAGACGCTGGACCTGACGCAGTCTCCCGACCTCCAAGACATCGACGACTACGGTCGTTTCAAGGAGTAGCGCAATCACGGCCTGCGGTGACCGCGGCCCACAGAAAGGAAACCCGGCTCCTCCGGCCGATGATTAGGAGAAAAGAAGATGACGGAGAATCGTGACATGCAGAGGCCGGTCTACGTCCAGAAGGCCGACATGGCTCTCGCGGACATCGTGGCCGGAGGCAAGCTCGTCGCGGATCAGCGCAAGCGCTTCATCCTGGTCAACATCAAGGGCCAGGTGATGATGCAGCGGTGCCGCGTCACCACCATGAAGCGCGAGACCGAGGAGATCCCGAAGATGACCACCTTCGGGAGCCGGGTCTGGCATCCGGGCACCGAGTCGCAGGCGCTGACCCTGGCGCAGCGCGTGAAGCCCGGGTTCGACAAGGTCGAGCTGGTCTCTCGCGAGATCGTCGCCCAGGTCGATTATCCACGGTTCGTGCTCATGGACACGGTCGAAGGGCCTGCCCTGCACAACACGATGATCGGCTACCTCGGCCTGCACACCAAGCGGGATCTCGAGGAGCTCATCTGCGGCGGCGACACGACCTCGACCGACGTGTTCCTGGCGATGTTCGACGGCATCGTGGCCGGCGCGACGACGAACACGTACGCAGCCGGTGCGGTGGCGCTGAGCTCGACGGTGTTGCACAACACCCGTTCGACCATGCCGAGCGAGTACCGCGTGCAGCCGAACGCTCAGTACTACACCAACGAGGTGGCGCACGACGCGTACTGGGCAGAGGTCGAGGCGCGTGCCACCAACGCCGGTGACACGCACCTGCTCAACGCCCCCGGGCTGCGCTTCCGGAACAAGGACATCATCGAGGTGCCTCTGTTCCCGAACGGCCTCGGGGCTGGCCTGAACGAGACCGCGGTCATGTACATGGACGCCAAGCAGTTCATCTTCGCGTTCCACGAGGACGTGGAGCTGCAGTCCGAGTACAACATCCGCGAGCGCGTGTGGACCATCGTGGTCACGGCGCGGGTGGCCGAGGGCTACGAGCACGAGCCAGCGGTCGTCAAGACGACGGGCGTCCTCGGCCAGTAGAGCCTTCGGCTCTAAGGACAGGCCGTAGGGAGTGAAGGACCTGAACTGAGGGCCGTAAGGCCCTCCTTGAATGGAGTGAAATCATGGCACTGACTCCTGCTGGTGGCGCCGCTGTCGGAACCGCTCTCCCGGCGGCGACGATCAAGGCAATCGGATGCCAGCGCATCCAGTTCGACATCACGGGCACCTACGTGAACCCGGGCGGTCACGCCGCCTGGACCACGTTCGTGCGCACCATCCTCGGCACACGCATCACGCCAGTCGCGATGATCGACGCGCTGCCGGGTGGGGCCTACAAGCTCTACTGGGACAAGACGAACGACGCCCTGCGCATCTTCGTCGCATCGACAGGCGTGGAGGTCGCCAACGGCGTCGCCGTGACGATCACCAACGGCGAGATGGACGTCCTCTACCAGTAGGGCCTTCGTCTCTGCTCAGTGAAGTACGCAGAGGGGCCGTAGGCCCCCTGCCTCAACGTTCAAGGAGCCTACCATGTCCCCTCGCAAACCCAAGACACCTCCATCTTCAAAGCCTGCCGAGCCGGCAGCAGGTGTTCCTCTACCCGAGGCGCCACCGGCTCCGCCGGCTCCACCGCCCCAGGAGCCTCCGCGTGACGCCGTGGATGTCATCGAGGTCGCAGCACCGCCGCCATCGATGGCCACACCCGAGCTGGCAGCGGCTACCGCAGCTGCTGCCGCGGCAGCCGAGGCGCCCCCCACGGGGGACGGCGCGGAGATCGCCATGCTGCGTGAGCAGGTCAGCAACCTGACCGCGCAGCTCGCTCAGATGGCGCAGATGATGACGTCGGGCGGGAAGCTCGGCGCCGCGGCGTTCGCGCAGCCGGCCCTGACTCACATGCCTTACCCGGTGCCTCTACCCGGGATGCCTCCGGGCTACCCGATGCAGCCAGGGGTCTACAACGGCGGGCCTGCACCGATGTACCCCGAGGGCACCTACTACGTACGCATCAAGCCGTACGACAAGGCCCGCAAGCAGGTGCGCAGGCGACAGTTCTTCCACGAACTAGGACGCTGCCTGAACGGCGGCACCGGCCAGCCGGGGGATATCCCCGAGTGGATAGAGGTCGAGGCGCCCGTCGCTGCGGCGCTGTCGAAGTACATGCAGTTCCCCAACGACCCCATGTCGCCGATGGTGCTCGACATCGTGACCCCAGAGCAGCGAGCCGAGATCGACGCAGCCGAGTCCCAGGTGCGCGCTCAGACGCTCGGCCTAGCTGGCATGCCTCCACAGCAGGTGCTCTCAGCGATGCATCGTCCAGGCATGGTCGCAGCGCACGTCGGCCACGCCGCGCATCGCTTCTATCCTAACCAGGGTGTGCCGCAGCCGCCCGCTCCTCAACCGCCCCCTCCGCCATCCCTCATGGCTGGGGTCGCGGAACACCAGCAGGCCACCGCCGCGCTCGCCGCTGCCCAGGGTCAACCGGCCCCAGTACAACCCATGGCCGCGCCCGCAGCGCAGCCTCAGCGCAACATCGCCCCGGCTCGTGCCGGCCGGGCCGCCGCGCTCCAGGGGCAGCCTGCAACGGCAGCTCCGCAGGTGGCTGTCGAGCCGGTCGGCGAACGGGGGGTCTCCGAGGACCTTACCGGGGAGGCGATAGCCAACAGGGAGATCGGCGAGACCATCAAGGCTGTCCAACCTCACGTCGAGGGCCGTGCGGGCACGGTGCGTCCCCGTTAGCCGGAGCCCTTTGTGGCCCGCAGGTCAAGACCCAGAGGACCCCACGAGGACCACCGGCCCTCGTGGACCTCGGCAGGTGTGCGTCACCGCGAGGGCCTCTCCCGCATCACGCGGCTAGACCTGGCCATCTACTGCTACACCCTCTGCCGCGAGGAGTTGATTCCCAGCGACGTCCTGCGGGTCGAGTCGGTTCGCCGCATTGCAAAGGGGCGCCACGAGGTGGTCTTCGCGGACCCGGATGGTGTAGTATCGAAGCTGGAGCTTGAGTTCGCCAACGGCGAGGGTCATGGTGAGGCAGCCAAGTGGGCCCGCGCCGTGCTGAATGCCCAGCGCGACCTCAAGGCGATCATGAGGTTAGCCGATGATGGGCCTGATCCAGGGCGCGCAATCGACCTTGTCAAACCCTAGGCTGCAGCTTTACTGCCGCAGCGGGGGCTACCTCACCGACCTGGTCAGCGGCACCTTCAAAATCGAGAACATCCGCGACCCTAGCGTCAACCCGGAGGAGATCGTCGCGCCTACAGCTTTCGCCGAGCTGACCCACAAGGTGGGCACGGGGCGCTATGCCATCATCACCGGGGATACCAGCACCTGGAAGGTAGGCACTCACCGTGCCGTCTGCTCCTACGTGATGGAGAGCGGCGGGCCGACCTATACTCAGAGCATCGAGTTCGAAGTCCTCGACTCAAACGACTGGCCCAGCGGTCAGCCCTACCTGGGCTACCTATCCACGCGGCAGGTCTATCAGGAAGAGGTCGTCAAGCGCAAGGTCGTGCGCCAGCGCCTGCACCGCTTCATCGACGAGCAGAGTCGCAAGATAGACCTCTACACGGGCCGCTCCTTCGAGCCCCGCTACGCGCGGATGAAGAGCAGCGGGCAGGAGGACTCGAAGCTCCTCCTGATTCAGCCGATCATCGCCATCGAGGACGTCTACGCCATCTGGCAGACGACCACCGGCGAGGACACCTACAAGTTCGAGCAGTACCTGTACAAGGTCTACAACCGCCACCTCGACGGGTACGCAGCGCAGAGCGACGACCGCCGCCACCCGTACATCGAGCTCACCGACGTGGACGGCAACGTCGTCAAGGTCTCCAATGGCTGGGCCTGGCCCTACGGCAACCAGAACATAGAGGTGCGCGGGGTCTTCGGCTACACCGAGCCGGACGTGGACCCCAACAACGGGCGCGTGCTCATCGGCAAGACGCCGCCCGACATCGCCCGCGCCGTAGCTGCGATGATCGCGCGTACCGCCGAGAACCCCTTGCTCAACGACCCGTCCGTCTGGAGCCCCGGCGGGGTCCGCGGCTACCGCACCCGCGACCAGTCGGTGTCCTTCGGCGGCGCGACAGGAGTGGCCACCTTCGGCACCTCGGAGCCCACGGGCGACCCGATCATCGATACTCTCTTGCTTCGCTACTGCCGGCCCATGTCCTTCGGAGCGGTTTGACCATGGGCTTCACGGTCAGGGTCCCACTAATCTCACCAATTGAGGCGGTGATCTACCGCCTCGATATACAGGCGACGTGGAAGGAAGACCCGCCCGGTACGCAGGAGGACACGGGCTACGATTACCTCTTCCGCGAGCCGGTGGTCAGCCGCACCTCGGGGGTCCGCACCGTGACCCGCGTGGAGATGTCCCCGGTCCGCGTGCCGGCCCAGGTGGAGACGCTATCCTACCAGCAGCTGCAGGCGACCTTCGGCGGAGACAACCCGGCCACGGACATGGCCTTCGTGCTACACCGCAAGCACCTCGAGGAGCTCGGGCTGCTCGATACCGACGGCAACTGCGTGTTCAAGCCGGGCGACCGCATCGACAGCATCGAGAAGAACGGCCGCACGGTCAACACCTTCAAGAAGCAGCTCTTCGTCTACGAGGTTAGGCCCCGCTCGTGGGGCTTCGGGCCCGACGGCTACGACCTCGAGATCGTCTACACGACCCACCGCAGCGCCGATCCCCGCAGGCCCTGACGGGCCTGGGATAGGCAGGCAGGATAGCCTTGACGCTTCTGCATTTGCACGGTAGGCTGGGAGGCAGGTCTGGGCGGTTGCAAAGAGTATATATAGGGGAGAGCGATGCCGCCAGCTGAGTTTCAGTTCATGCAGATCGAGAAGTTCCTCAAGGCCATCGGTCCAGCCTTGCGCACGCGCATCCTGCCAGCGCACATGCTGGTCTTGTCGAAGCGTTTCACCACCGAGGTCAAGATACGCTACCGCGCAATGGCGAGCCCGCCGCGGGGCATGGGCCTCACGGTGCTCCAGCGCGGCAAAGAGTTTGGTCCGATGTCACGTCGGCCGGCGAAGCGCCCCGTGTCCGACATCGGGCCGCTGTTCGTCCGGCTCGCCAAAGCTGTGCAGACCACGCGACTCAGCCCGTTGCAGTTCCGTGTCGGCATCGACCCGATGGCGCGCTTCCCACAAGGCACGCTGCGCTTTCCACGCGGCGTTCCCCTGCAGTTCCTCGCCTGGGTCCACGAGAACCGCAAGGGGGCGATAGTGCCTGTGACCAACCTCATGCTCTCGTACACGATCATGATGCGCGAAGGGCGCGGCGGTTACGGCACCAGGCGGCGCACCGCGGCGAGCCGGCGCAACCGCATCAAGACGCGCTCGGTGAAGGGACGCATCGCGATGTTCCCGCCCAACCGTCCTGTCTGGAGCTACGTCATTGCGCAGCGGCTACCGATGCTCTTAGAGCGGTTCGGCAAGGCGGTTCAGAAGGATTTGATGGAGATGGCGATAGCCCACGGCGGCAGGCCGCGGGGCTAACCCTCACCGATCTCTCGACGGAGATCAGCCCAGCGGTCAGCTTGAAGAGTCGGCAGCCGGTTGATGTCCTTGACCGCCTCGGCCACGCGCTTGGCGAGCCGCTCGAGGATCTCCTCGTCGTCGTTGGACGAGGTCACGATCTTGATCAGGTCCATGATCAGACTGGCGATGAGAGTGCCTGCACTGCTCATAGCTCTATCCCCCACGCTTTGAGAATCTCCCGGATGTCAGCGAGGCGTTTGAGCACCTGCTCAAGTAAGACCTTGCCGCGCTCCTTGTCTCCGGCTTTGATCACCGCGCCCGCGGTCTCGGCCATCACCTGCCCCGTCGCGGTGCTCAGGTAGACGTGCTTCTCCACCTTCTCGCACTTCTTGAGGGGCTCGCACTTGAGGTCCTTGGCCCGGATGCAGTCCCGCTTCGCCGCGTCGCACTGCTCGGTCATGAACTGCCGGCCGAGCTTCATCAGCTTGGAGGCCGCGTCGAGCGTGAGCAGCTGCTGCTTGGTTGTGCAGCCGGAGGCTGCGAGGGCCATCGCAGCGAGGGCCAGTGCGAAGAGGGCAGTGAGTGGCCTATTGACCATCGGTCGTGCCTCCTCCCTCTGCAGGCGCGGGGTCGGGTGCCGGTGTAGGGTCAGGGTCTGCCGTGGCTGGCGGCACAGCCGCCTCCGCTGCATCGCGTGCAGCCAGCCCCGCCTTCACGCCCGCCGCGATGAGCGCATCGAGCTTGCCCGCGCTGCCGGTCTTGCCAACCCCGAAGCCGGCGAGGATGAGACCCAAGGCTGCGATGGCCTCCTTCCCGCCGATCTTGCCGAGGATGCAGAAGGCGATGATGCCACCACAGATGACCAGAGCGATCCAGAACCGCGAGGACTTCAGAACCTCACCCATGGGCTCCCTCCTTGTTTCTTGTTCCGCGGCCAGGCTAGCACATCTGTAGCAAGTGCCCTACTTTCCCTGTATATATACACAGTTTGCAACCGCACCAACCTGCCTCCCAGTATACAGGAGGAATCTGGAGCTGTCAATATGAAAGAGGAGTGCTGCAGAGCTACCAGGAGGAGGCCGCCCTGGGGTAGAGTGGAGATATGGCCGTCCCGACCATCAGCACCATCTCGCCTGCCACAGGGCCTGCAGCCGGCGGGCACCTCATCACGATCACCGGCACGAACTTCCGCACGTTCACGCTCAACTACGACATCCCGCAGACGGAGCCCGACTACGCGACGGTCGCGGTCACCATCAACGGCCGTGCAGCGCGCCGTGTGGACGTCATCTCCGATACCCAGCTCAGGGTCCTCACGCCACGGCTGTGGCATGTGGACCCGCGTGTGGACGCCTTCGCGGCCTCGGATGTGGTGGTCACTAACCTCGACGATGACGGCAACGCCATCGCTGGGGAGACGGTCACCGAGACGGGTGGGTACACCTACAAGCGTTGGGACCTCGGCTCGCCGCGCCTGGACCCTGCGCCGGCTCGCATCCTCAAGGAGCTTATCCTGGCTCTCATGATCGAGGTGGAGCGCAACACCTACCTTGCCACACATGTAGACTATGGGGAGGAAGGCGTTGCCATCGTCATCGACGAGGCCAACCTGCCCAGCATCAACATCGTGGTCACTCAAGATTTCGACCCTGAGTTTGCGGCGAGTGACTTCTACCCGGAGGAGGTCGAGCAGCCAGATGGGTCTTCGGACACCTACGAGGGCGGCAAGACGGTGATGCTCATCTGCGACCTCATGCTGGCTGGTGAGGGCTCAGGCGAGGCCATGCATCTGTGTGACGCGGTGCAGGACTTCGTGCAGGTCAACCCGCTGCTGCTCACCTCGGCTGACCCTACCCTGTACGACGCTGGGGAGGAGGACGAGTATCCCATCGAGATCTGGGAGGACCCGCGGCAGGTCGGTAACCCCGCGGAGTCGGGGATGGTGGTCTTCAGCATGCAGCTGCGCGTCCGTGGTATCCGCACGCTGCCGGATGACCCAACAGCTAACGTGAAAACCGCTGAAACCTTTACGCTTACGGAGAAGCACCTGGACGCGGACGGCAACGACGCTGGGACAGCCGTCCACATCGACCTCATCACCCCATAGGCCCGTGAACATTGCAGCTTGACGCCCGCCTGCCCTAGTATGGGAGGCAAGTGAGGACGCGGAGGCTCAAGTGATCGACGGCGAGGTCATCCTGTATAACAGGAACAGATACAGGAGCTTTCAGTTCACGATGTACCACCGTGTCGTCTGCCAGGCAGCGGGAACTTGCTTTTGCGGCAAGCGTCCGGCGATGGGAGCCGACCAGCGCGGCGAGTTCGTCCAGATGGAGCGGTCAGTCACCGTCCTCCCGCGGCGGCACAGCGACCCATTGCCGAAGGAAGTTCTCCTCGTGCCGCAGGTGCGCTGCGCGCTGGCTGAATCCCCGACGTTCATCAAAGTAGCCAACGAGCTGGCCGACGTGGAGGTGGTAGCCCCCGCTGCGGTGCAGCCTCCAGCAAAGTCGCCGGCTCGGCGTAGGAGAAGCAAATGATCGGACGATCAAGAATCGATCTGCAGAACGTCCCGGCCCGGTCGCGCGCCGTCGAATCGAAGCCGTTCGACGTGCTGATGCTTAACGGCCCGGCTACCTGGGGCCCGATGAATCAGGCCACGGTCGTCGTGGACTACCCGGACTTCTACGATAAGTTCGGTGGGTTCATGGCGTCGTACTTCACGCCGCTGGCGGCCAAGCTGTTTTTCGATGGCGGTGGCAAGCGGCTGGTCTTCACGCGCATCTGCCACATCGCGGACCACACGGCGAGCTCCACGCCGGCCTCGGCGGTCAAGGCCACCGTCGATCTCTCGACGGCGGTGGGTGGCACCTACTCTGCCCAGGTGACCCTGACGGTGACCGCGAAGTACTACGGCACGCGGGGCAATAGCTTCACCATCAAGATTCAGGATGCCTCCAATGGCGAGGCAGCACGTTTCGACCTGCTCATCTACGAGGGCGTGGAGCTGCTCGAGTGGCACCGCAACCTCTCGATGCTCAACACCGACGCTCGCTACGTCGAGACAGTCATCAACACCTCCGACGAGGCCTCCCGGTTCATCACGGTCGAGGACGCGGAGCTCGGTGGTGCAGGCGGTCTGGCAGCCGACGAACGGCCCGAGAACACCACGGGCACGCTGCTGACGACCGGCGACGACGGGCTGACCAGCCTCGATGACAACGATTACATCGGGGCCAACAACTACAACACTGGCCTGTACGCCTTCAACCTGGAGGAGCAGGGCGACATCCTGATCACGCCGGACGACACCACCTCGGCGTACCAGAACGCCGCGACGACGTACATGGACACGCAGAAGAAGGGCAAGGGCATCTTCGTCTGCGAGGCGCCGGCCAGCTCGGACAAGGCTGGCATCGTGACCCACGCCCAGGCGCTGACCGCCTCGGAGTACCGGACGGCCTGCTACTGGCCCAGGGTCTACATCTCCAACCCGAACAAGACGATCTACGGGCAGGCCACGCGCATCCTGATTCCGCCATCGCCCCTCATCGCCGGGCGGTACGTGCGGAACTCCAACCTGCTGGAAGAGAAGTACTTCGGCCAGCCAGGCAACGAGGTCTGGGGTCTGCTCGAGGGCGCTGTGGCGCTCGAGACCATCGTGGTGCGCGAGCCGGCAGTCCGCGACTGGGTCACGGACTACGGGGTCAACCCCATCATGGATGGCATCCGCGGCACCGACGGCAACTATGGCGTCTGGATGGACGACGTGTTGCTCGGGCAGACGAGCCTCAACTTCGTCAGCGTCGGCGAGCAGCGAGGCATGGCGTACCTGCGGACCATCTTCGAGGCGTACCTGCAACGCCACCGCACGCAGAACAACACGCCGATCCGGCGGCGTACGGTCAAGGAAGCCTTCGAGGGCGAGCTGCTCAAGTGGACCGGGCGCAACGCCTTCGCCAGCACGAACGCTGCCGAGGCCTTCTACGTGCACACCGACCCGGATGGGGTGGGGCTGAACAACCCTGCCGTGCAGGACGAGCAGCGGTTCCGCATCCTCGTGGGCGTGGCCACGGCACGGCCTGGCCGCTTCATCGAGCTGATGTTCACCAGGGATAACCGAGCCGTGGAGAGCTGGATTCAGCAGCAACTGACGGCCACTGGAGCTGCCTAGCGGCAGTTAGCAAGCCTGAGCTAGAGTCTGCTCTCTAGGACCAGGAGGAGAAGCCTATGACAACCGCCGCGAGAAGCCGACCGCTCGTCGGCAAGTATGCCTTCTGGGTCCGCGACCTCTCATCGCGGCTCGTCGAGGCCAAGTTCCAGAAGGCGACCGGGCTCGGAGTGACCCTCGCCATCGGTGAGCACCGCGAGGGCGGTGCGTTGGCTCCGATGAAGGAGACCACCACCGCCACGTACTCGAACGTCACGCTGGAGCACGGCGTCTTCGAGAACACGGAGATCTACGACTGGGTGAAGGAGTGCATCGACATGCTCGTCTTCTCCCCATTCGGCAGCGGCGTGGCGTCTCCGGACCAGCTG